AACTCAAGATGTACTTGAAACTACATCAATGGGCTCTTCAGGTATGAGAACATATCAACCTGGTTTAAGCACATTCACTATTTCAGGTGATGTGTATTTTGACCACGCTGACACAGTTCAAGCAAAACTTGATGAGTTGATGTCAAAAACAGGACAAGAAACACTAGCAACATTTGAAGTATTTCCATCAGGCGATGATACAAGTGAAACTCCGGCAAACTCTAAGTTTTCTGGAAGCTGTATCATTACTTCATTTTCAGTTACATCATCAGTTGATGGTGTGGTTGAGGCTTCATTTGCGGCACAAGGCAGCGGCGCATTAACTATTGCGGCTATCTAATAGGGGTGTGTTAATGTACAAAGCGAGATTGGCGGGAAAGTCAGAAGCTGGTTTTGACAAACTTGAACGACAAGTTCAGCGTTTGTTAGAAGAAGTTAGTGACAAAACTATCGATGTAGCACGTGCTAACACCCCTAAACGTACTGGGTATGCTAGGAAAAACTGGACTAAGGACATAAGCAATGATACTTTTGAAGTAAGCAATGCTACACCATACATACAGTTCTTAGACAAGGGCATATCAAAACAAGCACCCAGTGGAATAGTAAAACCAACGGTTAGGAAAATGACCGGGTTCATTGGAACAAGGAGATTAAAACGATGACAAAATCGGATATGAATATCAAACAAAAAGCACTGGCACACTTTAAATCAAAGTTGTCAGGAGAACTACAAAAACTTCATGTAGCAGAATGGGATTGCGACATATATTATCGAGCAACTTCATCGATGTCTACTGAAGCTAAAATACTAAAGTTAACTACTGATGGTAAAACTGCTGAAGCACTAGTGGAATCTATCATACAAAAAAGTTTAGATGCTGACGGTAAAAGGGTATTCCATGACACTGATAGAGCTAGCTTAATGAATGAAGTGGATCCACAAGTACTTGTAAAAGTAGCAACCGCACTTAATAATGCTAACTCGGATAGCATAGGCGCGATTGAAAAAAACTAATAGGGGATAGCGAACTTAGGTCAATGTTCGCCATAGCCGAACACCTACATATTACGGTAGGTACTGTTATGAAAATGTCCCTTTTAGAGTTTAAAGGTTGGTTGGCTTATTTAAATATTAAAGCTAAGGAGCAAAAGAAACAAGATGGCTATACGAGAGCAAATAATATTAGAAGGCGTTAATAAGACCGGCAAAACTTTTGGTAAAGTCCAAAAAGACCTCCATTCAATGGAAGGACAGATTGGCAGTTTAACCAAACTAGCTGGAGGATTAGTTGCGGCTTTAGGGTTTCAACGTATTGCTTCATCAACCATAAACACAATCAGAACATTTGAAGACCTAGGAGCAACCTTAGTAACTGTACAAGGTTCCGCACACGCGGCGGCACAAGCCATGGACATGATTAGAGAGTTCACGGCTGGCACCACATTCCAACTTGACGAAGTATCCAATGCTTTCATAACATTTAGAAACGCCGGGTTGAATCCAACCAAAGACATGATGACCGATTTAGGTAACATCGCCGCTGGTATGGGTGTTAGATTTGATACTGTAGCACAAGCAGTATTCAACGCAACCACTGGCGAGTTTGAAATGTTAAAACGACTTGGTATAAAAGTCAAAAAAGAAGGTGACAACATCACAGCGATATTTAGAGGTGTTGAAACTGAAATGAAGTTCAATACCGAAAATATACTAGCATATCTACAAGAAATAGGTGAAGACGAGTTCGCTGGAGCATTAGAAGCCAGAGCAAAAACACTAACAGGTGCTTTTTCAAATCTTAAAGACCAAGTACAAGAGTTTCAAGTAGCTATTGGCGATAGCGGATTAAGATCAGCGTTAACAGAAACAGCAAGAGAAACAACAAAGTTTGTAAAAGCTAACTCAGATCTAGCAGTTGAAATAGGTTTTAAAGCCACACAAGCAGTGTACTTGTTAAAAGATGCTACACAGTTTTTAATCAATAATATGGAACATGTTAGAGGAATAACTGGGGCACTAATAGCACTTAAACTTGCGGCTTGGATTAAAGGTGCTACTTTGGCAATGAGAGCATTTACTATAGCTATAGCAACAAATCCTATAGGCGCACTTGTTACAGCAGTAGTGGCACTGATTGGATATTTGTCATTTAAAAATGGTTTAGGTAGAAGTTTAGCATTAGTCAAAGGAGTAGTTGATGCTTTAGGTAAAGCATTTGCTACATTTGGTAACTTCCTTAGAGAAAAGTTTAAAGGAGTTATTGATAAAATCAAACAAGTATTCTTAGACTTTGTACAAGCCGCGATTAATGGCTACAATGTGTTAGCAGACTTCCTTCCACTAATGGAAAGATTTGAAGGTGATGCTTCCGACTTAACTGGTGTACTTGTTGATATGGGTAAAAAAGGTTTGGAATATGTGTCAGAAGGTTTTGACACAGTAACAGATCACGCACAAGGTTTTGTAGACAAAATATATGATGCTAGTGGTGAAACAATCAAGTTTGGTAACATAGTTGTTGATCAGTTTGGTGAAGTAGTAAAAAGTGGTAAAGATGCTGTAGCACAATATGATGAAATCACTGCTAAAGCTAAAAAACTAAGAGAAGAACAAGCAAAACTAACAGCATACGTAGACCCTATAATGAAAATGGCTAGCAAAAATGGTGCGGTTGCTGGTAGCACTGGCACAACTACTGACAAAGGTGTTAACAAAGAACAAAAGAAACTAGAAGATGCCTTAGGTAAAAGGATTGAAAAAATCAAAAATAGTTTAAAAACAACAGAAGAAGTTAATCGCGATCAATACAACAGCGATTTAAAAGATTTAAAAGATTATTATGGTGAAAGAATATCATTTGATGAAAACTATTTTAAACTAAAAAATAGATTAGAAGAAAGATATGAAGCACAACGTCAAAGAGCAAGTGAAAGAAGAGTAAGCGAGCAGTTTGACTTAATATCAAACGGTTTAAACAAAGAACTTGATCTTACAGAACTTACAAAAGACGAAATACTTGAACTTACTAAAAAGTCAGGCAGAAAAGCACTTGAGGATTTATCACAAGTTAATGAAAAAGCATTTAAACTAAACAAAGCTATGAATATGGCGTCGGCTGTAATGAATACAGCTACTGGTGTTACTAAAGCATTAGCACAAGGTGGTATATTTGGGCCCTTCCTAGCTGGAGCAATATTGGCTATGGGTGCGGCACAACTGGCACTAATATCACAACAAACATATTCAGGTAGAGCTAGAGGTGGTGCTGTTGGGGCAGGACAAAGTTATATCGTAGGGGAAGAAGGCCCCGAACTTTTTACTCCTGGAAGAACTGGTGGTATAACACCAAACAATCAACTGGGTAGAAATGTTAACATTGAGTTCACAGTAAATGCCATAGACGCACAATCATTTAACGTAGCATTGGCACAGCAAAAAGATACTATTGTTGGTATTATCAATGAAGCTGTAAATGACACTGGTAGAAGGAGTATAACAGCATAATGACTATACACACACATTTTAATGACATGCTAACAGCATCGCCAAGTTTGAATATTGATATCACAGCGATAGAGCTTACATCAAATCAACCAACCGTGGCTACACAAAGTTTAAGCGGAAGAACGCAAGTAAGAAGTTTTGGCGGACATTATTGGTCAGCAAGAATAGTAATGCCACCTTTATCACAAGAAAAGTTGAGAAGAATATATGCTTTCTTAATACAGCAAAAAGGCAGTTTAACATCATTTACTATATCGCCAACAAATCTAGCCAATGTGAGCGGCACACAAACAAATAATGAAGGTATCGCTTCCACAGGCAGTATAGGTAATAATACAATCACAATGGACAATAGCAACGAGTTCAAACCAGGTGATATGATCAACTTTTCAGGACACAGCAAAGCATACATGGTGATAGAACACAGTGGTGCAACATTGACATTTGAACCCGCATTGGTTTCAGCAGTGGCTGATACTGAAAATGTTTTGAGCAAAGACAACTTCAAACTCACAGTGAGATTGAGTGGTGACACAGTGAGATATTTTGAAGGAGCAGATGGCTTTGCGTCATTGGAGTTTGATGTAGTGGAGGCAATCTAATGTCTTACACGGGATCAAGATTTACAACACCTTTATACACTGGCGATGGCACTGGTGCTACTGAAAAAGATCAAGCACGAGTGTTTCATTTGATGGAACTGCATTTGGATACAACACTGTATTTGACTGACAACTTCTACAACATTGCATATGACAGTGCCACAGCCCCAGACAGTGGTAGCAACACATACAATGCCGCTGGACAACTGTTGGGTTTTGGTGCAGTATCAGAAACCACACAAATCAAAGTAAACAATATTTCAATAAACTTGAGTGGTGTTGACACTGGGGATATTTCAGATGTGGTGCATGGCAACATCATCAACAAAAGAATAGTGATATACAGAACATTTTTAGACGACAACAATGCTTTTCAAACCAACAGAACATATTTGTTGTTTGATGGCAACATCAAAAACTTTTCAGCAGTTGAAAAAGGTGATGAAAGTACCATAACATTCAATGTGGCATCACACTGGGCTAACTTTGAAGCAACCAATGGTAGATTTACTAACAGTGCTAGCCAACACACCACAAAAAGATATGATACCACTGAAATATTCAACTTTGATCAAGGTTTTGAATGGAGTTCGACACAAACACAAGACATAAAATGGGGCAGTGTGTAAGGAAGTAAATATGAATACAATGACTACAAATATTAGACAAGCAGTTCCAAGCGATGTTGTACATTTGATTGCTTTGAACGAGATAGAATACGAAAACACTGAACACGGTGAAAAGTTTTCAGTTGACGTATGCGAACGATGGATACACACAATGATGTTGGATCCAGATGCTGTGATGTTGGTTATAACCGATGAAAAAAACAAGCCATTTGGTTATCTAAGTGGCACTATTGATTTTTCAAGTTTAAGCACACATCCAACAGCGATAACACATCACTGGTATGTACACAATCCAGCTAACCGTTATGGCAGAGGTAACTTTGGACTTAAACTGTTAGATGTGTTCGAAGGATGGGCTCGTTCTAAAGGTGCTATCAATACCATGGTTGGTATTAAACAAACAGCATACGAAAGACGTGCTTATGATTTGACATTTGACAAACTAGGATATAAACCAAACACGATGTACTACAGCAAAAGGATACAATAATGCTTGGAAACTTTTTTAAGAAAATAGTAAAAGGTGTTGGTGACATCATCAGCGGCATAGTTGGTGGTATTGTTAAACTTGTAACCAATGTGGTAGATGGCTTTTTAGGAGCATTTGGTTTCAGTTTTGACCTTCCAGAATATGACAACCCCTCTAGTTTTGAAAGTGAAAACCAAGGCATACTGTTAAACACAGCTTCAGCTGTCAAAGGCATTCCCGTAGTGTATGGCGAAAGACGCATAGGTGGTACCAGAGTGTTTATGGGCAACAGCGGCCCCTCTAATGACAACAAATATTTGTACATAGTGCTGGCCATATGTGAAGGTGAAATAGATGGTTTCACTGAACTGTACATCAATGATGAAAAACAAGGATTGAGTTCATATACTGGTGACAAAATCACACCCAATCAAGCACTCACAATCACACAACAAAATCTACAAGGTGAGGAAAGTTCATATTGGCGTAGCAACAGAAGTTTAGTTGTGGCTGAGTTTAGGACTGGTGCTGAAGATCAAACTTCATCCACATTTTTCCAAGGTGAACAAGGTGGCAGTTGGACAGCAAATCATAGATTAAGAGGTGTTGCATATGTGGCACTGCGATTTGAATGGTTTCCAGAAAACAATCCATGGCAGGGTATTCCACAAGTACAAGTTAAAGTTAGAGGTAAAAAAGTTTTAACAACATACACATCAGCCATGGACACTGACAGTGACACCAGCACATATGAAGCACAAAGCCAAATCACAGGAGTAGGAGCATTTACATATTCCAACAATCCAGCAGATTGTTTGCTGGATTATTTGAGAAATCCTCGTTATGGTAAAGGGCTCAAAGACAACAGAATAAACTTTGCTTCGTTTGATACACAACAAGCAGTGTTTGAACAATCATACTCACTCACAACACAACCTTTTGTGAGTTTCTTGTTTAGATGTGACGCAGTGGTCAACACTGAAGAAACCATGTTCAACAACACCAAAAGATTATTACAAAGTTGTAGAGGCTTTTTACCATATGTTAATGGCAAGTATCAGTTGCGTTTTGAAGCCAACTTCCCAGCTGATGATGCCATAGCCATAACTGATGACATGATCATTGGTGACATCAATATTCAATCAGCTGACAAAAACTCTAAGTACAATGAAGCAAGAATAACATTTGCCAATGAACAAAAAGGCTATGACAGTGACACTGTCATATATCAAGACAGCACAGCACTATCAGAAGATGGCGGCGAACCCTTAATACTCACACTGTCACATCCAACACTCACAAGATGGGAAAGAGTATACTTTTTTGCCAAATACATGGTGGATAGATCACGACATCAGTTGGCAGTGAGTTTAAAAATAACCAATGAAGGACAAAGCATAGTGGCAGGTGATGTTGTAAAAATAAATCATCAATACAAAACCACAACCACTGGCACTGATTTAACAGATTATTTGTTTAAATCACCCACCGACAGCACAGGTACTGTGGATCCAACAGCACCAGAAATGTTGTTTAGAGTGGTATCAACCAAACTGAACTATGACAACACAGTTGATCTACAGTTGCTGGAACATCGCAATGTGATGTATGGTATCACAGCTATCAACAGAGATGATTTTCAACAGTGTCCACCAGGTTATGTGTTTGATACAACACTCAACAGATGTGTGGCTGATGGCAGCAAGGGACTTCCAGAATGTCCAGAAGGTTATCATTATGATTATGACCAACAAATATGTGTGCAAGATGACAACAACAACTGTCCATCTGGCTATCACTGGGACCCAGCACAAAACAAATGTGTGCTAGACAATGTGGGCGGTACCAGTTCAGTCAAAGCATCAGCAGTGGTCAACAATGGTTTGGGTTATGTCACTTGGAACATAGATGTAAGTGCCATACGTCCAAATGGTGATGCCATCATTGAAATATGGTATGCACTCAACTCATCAGCCAAAGACTTTTCCAAAATACAACAGCATTTTAGAACATTGGCTGGTGCAACACAATATTCATTCACAGCAACCACAGTCAAAGGTGTTCCCATAAGACCAGGTGATTATGTTTCATATCAAGTGTACATGGCACCAGCAACACTCACTGCGGACTTTTCAAGAATAAGAATAGATGGTGGTGAAAATCAACCAGGTGGAGTAAGCTATGTGATTATTCCAGCTGATACAACAACATCTACCACAGCGGCAGTTGTTGGTAGTAGCAGTTTAGCAACACAAGGATTTGACAGTTAATGGCAACACACAACGGATATGTAAGCGGCGGCAGATTACTACACAAAGGTGACATCACCTGGGCTGACAAAACAGCATGGAGTGATTACACCAAATGGATTGAATACACTGACACCAGCATAGAAACTGAAACTGGTGCAAAGGGCACACCACTGAGATTTGAATCCAACATCATTGATTTGGGTGCTGTAAAATATGTGTATCCAGTGATTAGAGTTGGTGTTGATGGACATCAACGCACAGTGATTGAATACAGCGAAGTGGATTCAAACATGATATCACCAAAAACCACCATAGGTTATTACACACACAACAATGCCATAGGTGGTGCTATTGTGACATACACAGTTTTGGACTACACGGAACCAGGTTATACTGATGCTGGCAATGGTGTGTATTCATCCACCAACTATGATTTAGGCTACATGGGTTTCAAAGCAAGATACATTCGTCTTACCACATATGTTGAATATTTTGACAACAACAATCAAAGACAGCAACCAATATTGTACAATGTAAACACTGAATATAGACATGACACAGTAGAAAGAGTTTTAGAAGATGCTATTCCCGGTGATTTTACTCAACCAACATCAACACCACAACATTATATTGGTGCTAATACGGGCCCAGATGGTCCCTTAACTGCTGTTAACATTACACCACATCACAATGCTTTATATCCAGACACACAACCAGTTATCATTGAAAAAAGTGGCGCAGGTGTTACATTTGCTGTGGTAGATGGCAGTGGCAATGATATTGTTGATTGGACAGTGGATATTGCAATGAAATCATTACCAGAAATACATGAAACTCCGCAAGGCGTAGAGCGTGTGAGAGGTGAAATATAAACTATAAATATACATAACAGGAGATCAAAACATGACTTGGGGAAATGTTTCAAATATATCAACAGCAAACTTAGACAGTGCTACGGATTCACCAGCCGCGGCAAGAGAAGATTTATTAGCGGCATTAGGTGAACTACAAAATGTAATCAACGGTTTAGGTACCACTGAAGGTGCTGTTAAACTTGAAGCAGATGGCAAAATATTTGCTAATGAAGGCATCAAAACTGGTACCAGTAAAAACCTAAATCTACAACCAATCACATCAATGGTTAAGATCACAAGTTTCATCAACTTGGCACCAGTGGCATATGCTTCATTACCAAGTTCACCAGCAAATGGTGATGTAGCGTTTTTAACCACAGATGGGGCGGCGGCTACGAAAAACAAACCAATCTACTACAATGGTACTGATTGGAAATATTTCAATGATGACAGCACAGTAGCTTCATCGTAGGAGATTAATATGGGAAAATATAAACTTTGTAAGCACTGGTGTATTATATGTGCTATTACTTGGCCGTTCCGCAAATGGTGGGATTGGACAATGAAAGATATTAAAAAATAATGGCTTGGGCGGATCCAAATAACATAAACACAGCCAACTTGGATTCAAATCAGGATTCACCAACTCTAGCTCGTGCTGATATTAAGACAGCATTTGATGAACTACGCAATGTAGCCAACAACAGTTACATATCGTACACACCAGAATATACAGCTACACAAGGCACAGTTACAATAACATACACAGCACAAGAAGGATATTATGTACCAATGGGTGGTATAGTATTTTTGTCAGTATTCATTGACGGAAAAATAAACTATTCAGACGAACTGGGAGCTTATGCTTCAATAACTGTAAATCTACCAGTAGCATCAGCTATAACGTCTAGGTATCACAACAACTTTCAAGTATGGATGGGTAGTAATGCTACAGGCGGTGCGGCACATCCTAGTGGATTTAACTGGCCTACTACACCAACCATGTTCGCCGATCTTACAGCGGGATCATCAGCGATGGGATTTAGACTTATAAGAACTACAAACAACGCTATTGATGCCAGTCAATCAGATATACCAACATTATCTAGCAATAATATAACGGCTTCAATCAGTGGCACACAAAGACACATAACATCAATACAAGGATTTTACTTCGCATAATGAAACAGTCAGAAAGAATAACAAAAATAGAAACTGATGTAAAACTTATTCACAAAGATATAAGCACAATCAAAACAAATCACCTAAAACACATCGAAGACGATGTTAAAAAAATAGACACAAGATTGTGGGCTATACTACTATTGTTGATAGCTTCAGTGTTTATTCCTTTCGTTACCAAACTATTTTAAATGCCACGGTTGAACAAAAAACGAATGTCAGACGAGGATAGACTTAACTATCTCAAAAACGAACTTGAACAACTACAAATAAAAGCCAAAAGATTTAAACAAGATAAAATACGTCCTAAAGAAGACATAGCATTTTATATCCAATGTAATGAACACTTTTTACAACGTGTTACTGATGAAATCAAACTGTTAGAAAAAATGAACGGTGCCTAACAGTAACAAATGTATTGTAAAAGGAAAGATAAAATGCCATATAAGACACCGTTCAACGCGATATAAGAGTAACATGTTTAAAACAAGTTACATATATATTTAGCAAAAAGAGGTAAAAAATGGCTGAAAATAAAAAATATCGTTGGTTGTATAGAGAACTAAAAACAAGCGAACTAACAAATCATATTGTATATAAAGCAGTACCGGAAGAACAAAAACGTCACCCAGGTGGTTGGAGTTGGTTAGATAACGCTAACTATTCTCATTGGCACCGTGCGGAACTTAAACGTCGCGAACACCGTGAAAAACGCGAAAGATTGTCGCGGGGCTAAAAAGTGGTTGATTTTTATAATCATATAGTGTTATTATAGTTAAAACTAGCAAAATCACCCGTTTATTCCTATTTTAAGCGGTTTTAAGCGGTGTTTTGCTAAATAATATTAATATGTATTGTAAAATAGTATCTTTATAACTTTTAAGCGTTTAACCCACCCGCTCATTGGGTAGATTTGATACAATCGCCACCGTTAAGCATGGACGGTATACAAATATAGGCAGTTATGCTGACACATTTTGGAAACTTTTGTGTGTTGGGCTTTATAAACTATAACTTCAAGTTGGGCTACAAGCAGGGCTTGTTTATAAAGTGGAAGTAGTCAACCTCTACATATTGAGGTGGGTAAGATATGCGAACCCTTTACCCCAAAGTGATGCTGTTGCTTGTTCTCTTAAGAGGATTTTTGGTATTTTACTAAAAGTTCTCTATGGGCGAAACAAAAAGCAAATACATCCACAATGATCTAAATGAAAAAGAAAAGAAGTTATACGAAGTATTAACCATACGCCTTTAGGCGTGTGCCTTACTGAAATAACACAATAAAACCAAGCAAATATTCCGTTAAATATTGTTGATGAGTGATGATATTGAACTAGTCGCCTCTACATC